AATTCCGTTATCTTTTAAGGAAATAATCCATTCTGCGGCTTCAAAAGATGCAAGGATATATATTTGCGGTGGCTCAAACAATGCCCAAATGTATTTCAGCCTTTTTGATAGTTATTGCCAACAAATGCCGAAAATATTGGTTTGGGTAAAAGAAACCTTTGTGATGCGACCAAATAATTACCACAGTCAGTATGAGTTTATATATTTTGGATGGACAGGGAAAGGCGGAAGCACCAAATATTGGTATGGAGATAGGAAACAGTCAGACGTTTGGCAATTCAACAGAGACAACAGTAAGGATTATCTTCATCCAACACAAAAGCCAACAGTTTTAGCTGAAACGGCAATTGGTTATTCTTGCCCACAAAGTGGTATCGTTTACGAGCCTTTCCTCGGCTCTGGCTCAACACTAATCGCCTGTGAGAAGGCGGGGCGTAAGTGTTACGGGATGGAGATTGACCCGCATTACTGCGATGTGATTGTAAAGCGTTGGGAAGAATTTACAGGGAAGGAAGCTTTGAGGATGGAATCCGCACGTTGTTAAAGCAACGTAGAGCAACGGACAAATGGACGGTGGAATCACAGGCAAAGGATTTAAGAAGGGGCAATCAGGCAATCCCAAAGGGCGACCAAAGGGTGTTCAATCAATCCCTGACTTACTCAGGAAGATCGGCTCAGAAGAAGGCTCGGTTGATGGGTTGTCTAAGCTTGAGGTGGTATTGAGGAAGGTGTTCGGGTTCGCTGTTGATGGGAGAGCGTGGGCGGTTCAGTTCATAGCTGACAGGACGGAGGGGAAAGCAATAGAGCGAAGCGTAGTTTCTGACGAGTGGAAGGAAGTCGTGAAAGAAGCATACAAGCCTGAAAGCTGATTACTTCAAGCGGATAGGATATGAGCCTGAGTCTATCCAATGGAATATCCATAACAGCAAAAAAAGATTTCGAGTAAACATACAGGGCAGACGTAGTGGAAAATCATTTGGAGCGGCAAGAGAAGCGGAGATGGCGATCTTTGCTGAAGATAGTCGTGGGTGGATTGTTGCACCTTCTTATGAGTTGGCTAATAAGATTGGCAGGGAGATTCACGAAAACCTTATCCTCAGATACAAACTCCCCACAGTCACCAAGAAGGTCATCAACGGACAACTGTTCTATGCCAAGTTCATCAATAATGCAGAGGTCTGGATCAAGTCAGCCGACTCACCCGATACAGGGCTTGTCGGAGAGGGACTTGATTGGCTTATCATTGATGAAGCCGCTCTTATTTCAAGAATTATTTGGGAGCAATACCTCAGACCCACTCTCGCAGACCGACAAGGATGGGCGTTATTCGTGTCAACCCCTCGGGGATACAACTGGTTATATGATCTCTACTCGAGAGGCATCTCTGATGATTATCCAGAATGGGACTCTTGGCAACACGCCAGTACAAGTTCGAGGTACTTCAGGGATAACATAAATGACCTCAAGAACGAACTCACCAAAGAGACCTTTGAACAGGAGTACCTTGCACAGTTCACCTCATTTGCGGGAAAGGTCTATCCCTTCGATAGAAACGTACACGTTGGTCGATATGATTTCAACCCTGATTGGGAGACTTATTGCTCTGTTGATTTTGGTTTCCGTATGCCCTCTGTTGCTTGGCTACAGGTTGGCAAGGTGGATGGGGACGTTGAGATTCACATCATAGATGAGATCATCCACGACACCAACATCAAGACTGAAGAGTTGGCTGATAGGATTCTTGCAAAGAATTACCCCGTTCTACACGTCTATTGCGACCCCGCAGGTGCGGGAGTCCAATCAACATCAGGACTCGGGGACGTTGAAATCTTTAAGAGAAAGGGCATCTTTCCGCGATTTAGAAAGGACAAGGTCAGTCGCTCCGTCGCTTCAGGTGTTGATCTGGTTAGATCGTATCTCGAGAACGCAGAAGGGAAGACAAGGCTATTCGTCTCGGACAAGTGCAAAGGCATTATAGAAGATTTTGAGAACTACCGCTATCCTGAGAAGAGAGAGAATCAAATGCTTAAGGACGACCCACTCAAGGATGGGCGACACGATCATGGCATGGATGCGGTGAGATATTTTTTTATTAACAGGTTTCCGATCGTTAAACGGGAGGCGATTGAAGTACAAAGGTATTGGTAGATGGTTATTCCCGATTTAAGCGAACAGGCGATTGTAGCAAGTATAAAGAACTGGATAGATGAGTCTCATGTTAGGGAAAGAGAAGATAGAATCAACTCGATGAACTACTATGAGGGCGTGAATCTGGAGGGGGAGACCCGTAAGTGGTTCGATAGTAATGCACTCAAATACGCACCGCCTATGGCGGTCAATATCACCAAGAAGCTGATTGATGGTCGTTTCATTTCATATAAGACCGCACCAGAGCGGAAGGCTGATGACAAGTACCTCGATATAATTGGGGACTTAGATCAGGATATGGTGGAGATGGATAGGCTCACGGGACTGCTCGGGAGTATTGCCATGCTTCGCTTCTATGATGAGGATAAAGGGGTACTGGACTCACATATCTTAACAGACTTTGAGCCGTTATTTGTCCCTAATAATCCGAAGCCTGTTGGTCTGGTCTATCCCCTGTTCAGTCATGGACGGGCGAAGGAGAATGAACAGGAGTGGGTATTCTGGTCTGACGAAACACATTTCAAGATGTTGAAGGGTGGACGGATCATTCATGTGAACGATCAAGATATTAATCCGATGGGTGTTATGCCGATAGTTTTCAGTCATCTCTATTCTATGATGGGGAATGAATGGTGGAGAACAGGTAATGGGATCATGGTATCAAACGCCAATCAGCTTTACAACGTGTTCGGCACTCAGCTATCGCTTGGCAATATGTATCAATCTCTGGGACAAAGTGTTCTAACGGGAGTAGATGAAGCGACCCGAATCAAGATGGACGTATCGAAATTATTAGTCCTACCAGAAGGAGCGAATTACCAGATCGTCAGCCCATCGGGATCGCTAAATGAGATCAGGGATAACATGAAATGGGTGGTGGAGACAACAGCCCACGCCTTACATCTCAAAGTCAAATGGGGTAGTGATGCGGGTTCTACATCAGGAGAGCATCAGCGTATCCTTGAGGTTGATCTCACCGAAGCTGTCATGGCTGACTTTGAGCGGTGGAGGAAGTTTGAGAACCAAAGATTTGAACTGGATAGAGCAATACTGGAAACGAATGGGGTTAATGTAACCGATGAATATAATTGCAATTTCTCAGAGCCGCACATACCCCTATCTCCTCAACAGGAGAGAGAAGAATGGGAGTGGAAGTGGTCGAATGGTCTGGCTACAAAGAAGGATTGGTTCAGGCATTATAATCCCGATATGGATGACAGCGAGATAGATGAACGGCTTGGCGAGGCACAGGCTGAGACAACAGCACAAGCCCAAGTGGCTCAACCTGCTCAGTCATTAGTAGAGAGGTTAGTCAATGCCTAAACCCGCAGATGATTTTATGAAAGTCCTTGAGCAGATTCAGAGCAAACTGTCAAGGGAACTCCCTACCCTCGCATCACGTCTTGCCAAATTAAGCGATCAGGAGTTGGCGATTATAGCAAGGGAGTTGGATTTCTTTGCTGAACTGAACAGGCTTGGATATAGCGATGCCCTCCAGAAGTTGATGGATAATTATGACGATGTTGCGGCAAAGGTATTTTCTGAGGCATCCAAGAAAGGGTTGCAAATCTCAGTTGGTTCGGTTGAATCTCTTGAATTGATAAAGGAATTAGATGCGAGGACTCTTTTAGGACGGGCAAGGGGATATTCGGATCAACTCAGGACTGAAATGCTCAAGGGTATTATATCAGGTGAGAGTGGTCAATCCATCGCTCAGAGATTGGGGGAAACAGTAGCTAAAGAATTGTCCAGTAGTAACGTCAACATGATAGTCAATGATTCATTCTCACGGTTCTCTAACTCGGCTACGTTTAAGGCGTTTGAAGAGGATACAGATCAGAAGTTTATTTATGTGGGAGTCAGAGACAACCTAAATAGACAGGAATGTGCCGATGTTCTTGATGACGCTCAGAATGATACAGGCTACACGGTTGATGAAATAGCTTCCTTGCCTGTGGGCTTAACTGACAGGGGTGGATTCAACTGTCGGCA